TTACAGTGGTTTTTTGTCTTTGGGGGGGTGTGCTCCACCGCCGTTCATTAGTTTCATTTCTGATTCTAATGCTGCTGCAAAATCAACTTTCTGTTCCGTTGTTGGTTTTACTTGTGGTTTGTTTTGCTGCTGTAATGCGTTTGCATTAGATAGATTGATAGAATTATCAATTTTCATATTTAAACTCCTTTATTATTAAATATGGCCGCAAAATTTACATTAACGTTTCTATTCTTACAACAAAACAGTACGTTTACACTTCAATTTCAGAAAAAGGTAGTAGAGGCGCAGCGCCTACTATGCGCCCATTTTCTACGTATACCGCGCCTGTTTGAACGCTATCACCTAGTACAACACTTTTGCTGCTGTCGCTGTATTCGACTAGCGTGGTGCCGTTTGTGTTAACTGTGACTATTGTTGCTATGGTGCGCTGGGTTTTATCCAGTACTGAGCCGAGTCTGTTTAGTGTGTTAGACATTGCTTACCACCTGTATTGTTTGGCTAACTGTAATAGCGCCTTGGTCGCTGATACTGGCGTTAATTGTCATGCTATCGCACGTCGCTTTAAAAACTGAATCTGTGTAAGTGATACCAACTAACATACCTGGTCTGATTGGTGGCAAGTCGTCTAAAATTTTGGTTCTTATTGTTGTATTTTGTTTCTTACCGCTGTTAGCCAGCTCGCACGTTCCGCGCTGACGAGCTGCCTGATTATGTGTAATTAGCGTGTCTACAACATCATTGGCAAACTGATCACCTAGCGTACCAGCTCGTTTGATTTTACATGCTACGCCTTGCTGTTCACCGCGCACAAATACCGCGTTATATTCCTGGCTTATTGTTTGGCTACTGCTGTGCTCAAGTATGATTGAATCGTTAAGGATCACATCACAGATTGCATTGGCTGTATCCCATGGCACTACGGGCCATGCTGGGACCACTGAGACAGTTTTAGTTGCGTCGTTAATATCGAGTATTGCGCCAACTGACTTAGCCACACTTAACAGTGCCGCAGCTGGGGTTAAATTTGTATAAGTAAACGCGCCTGTAGGGATTGGATAATCAATCATTTTATTATCGAGTAACCACCCCGTATTAACGAGTATGTCAGACATGATCCCCGCTAAAGTTTTTGCAGTTGGATTAGCGTAGTTAGTAGCCCTTGCGTAAGGGTTAGATAGTAACGCAAAACGACTGCGACAACTTGCGCTGTAGCTTTGATTAGCAAAGCGATTGCTTGTGCTTGGCTGCTCACAAATGACATAAAAGTCATAGCCATTTATCGAGATTTTAAGCTCTTGGCCCAGGGCGCGTTCAAAGTCGATGCGTGAGCAAAATTTAATATTGCATGTAGCGCTAAATTGGCCGCGTGATATTGAGTAATTAACGCTGTTGATTAGTATTTTTAAATCGTCTGAAACACGCACACAATTGATTGTTGGCTGCATGATATATGTATTCCTAATTTGTGGCTCTATGGGGATTTTGCGGTCAATGGTTGGTACGTCATCATCACCGCGCACTAAGCCGCCGGGTAGCCCCCAATAGCAAACTTTGTCGGGGTTGTTAAAGCGCATGACTAAGCGGCCATTGTGTACCGTTGCTGGCGCTGTAAACTCTAAATTTACATAGCCTTTAAATGGGTGATTACGCCAATAACAAATGTACTCTTTGTCTGTCTCACCGTAGTGGATCACAAACTCGCTGGACTCTAAAAATGGCTTAACATGCCAATGCAGTTCGCGAGCCGTTTTTAATAGTTCTGAGCTGTTCCAAAGCGCTTTATGCTCGGTTTGATCAACATCTAACTGAGTTAACCAGTTAAAATTCTTTTCGTTATATTCAATTGCAGTGATGATTTTATACGGCATTTGAATAACGTTTGATATATAGCCGCTGTTACCCCATTTAATGCTATTTTGTGCTGTAACTAATGCAATGGTTTGCCAGTCAAAACTAAATGCCGCAGGGGTTAATTCAACGTTGCTAAAAGCCGTTTCAAGCTCGGTTTTAATAGAATCTGTTTGCCATGCGAGAGCTTTACTTTGTGTTATTAATGATGGGTTTAACCAGCTTAAATCTGATTCGATGCCAATGTTAGCTTGTAAAAAAGGTAGCGTTGGATCAACTGGCCCTGTGTCATCACCAAATCTGATTATCAGTGGTGATTGATTTATTGCATAAGGTTTAGTAAATCGCATCAACAACGCGGCATCATTACCCATGACATCCATGTCATTATTTTGATAGCTTAATTGAATAGGCGATTTATTAACCTGATATGGATTAATAAAGCGTAATTCAATCATGCTACTGGCGGCTCGTAGGGTAATGGGTTAGTTGGATCAAATACAACTGCATCAACAAGCATGCCTTGTATATGATCTGCTATTTGTGCATTAAATTGCTCATTATCATCAAGTATCACACACATTAAACTGGGGTTAAGGGCCGTTTCTTTTGGAAAGAATTTAAAAAATTGACCACTTACACGTTGATGCCATATCAAAGTGCCACTTTTACGATCAAATACCTGCAAACGCTCAGCGTCTGGATCAACATCTATTGATAATGCTGAAACAATATTCGTTAATTGCGGCCATAAAATAATTGGTTCAAACAAATGCATTACCACTGCTCCATATTAATCCATACAGCACTAGCCCTTCCTCCTGTAGATGGTAGATTCAGGTGAACTTGATTATTAATTATTGGAGTGTAATAAAGTGCTTCATCAAAAAAACCAACTTGCTGAGAGACAAATAACCCAGGGATAACCCCCCGTATTGCAGGGTTCGTAACCGAGTTGTAAGTTTCAGCATATTCAGATCTGTGATAATCGTAGCTGTTATTAAATATATAAGCTGGAGACATAAATGTTATCTCTGGCGTTTCTTTTTTTACCACTGAATCTTCAATATTATTTCGACCTGAACCAAGAAGTGTTCTTATTGTGTACTGCCAAACACTTGGAGGAGAGTCTAGCGTATACCCTTTTATTGATGATGATGCCGCGCCGTCGACTAATTTTCCTGATAAATACGCGGTTGAACCGGGGTTAGTGTCATCATTTAGTCCTGTATAACCTCCGAATAAAATAAATCTATTTTGGTCGCTTGGAATTATTTTATTAAAATCACCAACAAAAAAAGCAGGGTAATAAAGATTTTGAAGGCTTGATACAGACTGATGCGTTGTCATTTTAGTAATAAAGTAAAACGCATGCGATGTACCTATTACCAACCATTGAGGGAACAAATCATAACCAAAGGTGCCACCCTTCATTTTATATGTTGACTTTGGTGACGCTTGAATAATATTTTCAAAATCAATGAATGATTGGCAACATTGAATAATAACTTTCTCACCTACTTCATCACCTCCTAAAGCTGATTTCAAAACAAAGCTGCCACCAGAACCGCCAGCGGTGACATCATTAGTAAAAGATATTTTATTTATTGCTTCTTCAAGCTGCACTTGCCAACCTAGCGGCTGTTTATCACCGTACCCTTCAACTAGACACTTTTTAAAAACATTAATAAATTCACTAGGTCTGCCATCTACTATTTGCGGCGCGCCGGGGTCGTCCCATCTATAAACTGTTACTGGTAAAGCCATAATTTTAATCCTTATTTCCACGAAAACTGAGTGTTGAATTGTCACGTACTATTTCAGAATGCCCGGGTGATACTGAGCGTGTAACCATTGTTGGTTTACTGGCCGCTAGAGTCTCGAATAAAAAAACTTCACCGGGGTTTAGTCCTGCGCCAAACGCATCGGCGCGTAATATAAAATACGGTGCGCCCGCGAATGAGTTAATCGGCGCACAGTCGTTTAGCGTATCGCCGCTGTAAATGTTGCCTACCGACTCACCGATTACGTTGTAAGCGGTGGTTGATGTAAACACGATGGCCCAGCGCTGTGCTATTGCACCAATGTTGGTTAGTTCAATTGGATATTGAGTTGTATTGATAGCGCTTGATGCAGCCGCGCCAGTATCACCAAAATTGTTTTGCCATGCCGCGAGTGTGCGTTCGTCTTTTGTTTGCGCTTGAAAGTCACCCAGCACTTGCACACTGCTAACCGTTGCGCCTGCGGGATAAGCACGGTTTAGCGGTGTTAGTAGGCTTAATGTGTTGCTGTCTATTGCGTCAATCAATGCAAGTTCAGACTGAATTGCAGTGATAATAAACGGCGGTGAAAATGCGCTTATACCTGCGTTTATTGTGATATTACCCGTTGCAGAATCATAGCTGTAATTGTCATCAGTCACAGACCAACAACTTGCACCTAAACTGTCAACAATATCGATAAAGTCAGCATCAGCTAAAACGTTAATCGTTTGGCCGATGGTTAAGCTCGCAGCCGCTGTGCGTTCACGGTTCTGTACGCTAACAGGGTTAAACGTATGAAAAATTGGCACAGTGCCATTATTTGGTAGCGTTGAAGTATCAAAGCCACCCGGCGGCGCGGGTACTGTGGTTACTTCAATTTCGTTATAATCAAAGCGAATTGAGTCGGGCTTAACATCTTCACTAAATGCTAAATCTACATAGCCCGTTGCGCTTACTGTACCTGTGCAATTAGTGCCTGTGATATTACCGCTTAAGTCGCTAGACGCTGAGAACGTGGCACCCGCTACGGTTTCAAACGTAATATAAACCGAGTCACGCGCAAAGTTACTGCTCGGTAACTGCCAGCGCTTAGCATTGATTGTTAACGCACCTTTTTGAATTAATGCGCCAAGGTTTTCGGTTACTGTTCCGTTATAATCAACGCTATCAATTTCTGTGATTACGCCAGTATCATAATCAATGGTCGCAAACACATAGCCGCCGGATATAAAACGGCCTTGGCTATCGTCTTTATATACTGTTTCGTCACCCGTTTTTTTAAGCTTAGCCGAGCCTTTTAAAACGGTTTCACCAGCGCCCAAGGTGATCACTGCACTCGTTGTAAATGAATGAAACCTAAAATCTTGATTTGATAAATAGTAAAGCGTGAAATATTGGTCTTTAGCCACGGCGGGGTTCAATTTTGCACAAGAGAATGTACCATTTTGATAACGCAGTGAATTAAGCTCACCAGCTCCAGCATTGATTTTCAGTGTTTTAACGCCTCTTATCACGTTGCTGGGCTGGTCCAAGTAGCTGGTGTCGTAATACCATGTGTATTGATACTCACCATAAAATGTAGGCTCAGCTTCTAAAACATCATCAACACTAATGTTTATTTGAGTAATTTCACCGTAGCTTAAAATGCGCTTAGTACGGTAAATACTAAATGGCTCTGAATCGGGTTTAAGTCCTATCTTTGTATTAACTGTGGTAATACTTGGCGTTAACGTGCGTGTAATTGATTCCACGCTTAGCTCTTGGCCCTGCGCATCCACTGGTGCAGTAATTATACTGGTGCCGTGAAATTTAGTGCTAGCAAGCCCAAGATAAGGCAGCATTTCTGCAACGGTATCGGTGTCTTTGAGGTCTTTAGCTTCAACAAGCAATACGTTTACAAGCGGGTCGTCTGGCTGGTCGCTTAGAAATATATGCGCGTCTTGCAAACGGCTTGAATCGTCTGTGCTTAATGCTGGGTATAATTTGACGAGATCAAATGATGATCGGGCATGGTCAATATCACTGATTGAGCTAAACACATCGTTAAGTTTACCGCTAACAATCGCGTTACTGGTGCGGTGTCCGCCAGCGTGTGGCTCGTTGCCAATGCGTTGCGGCTTAAATATTTTTAAATCGGTTCTTTTCATTATTTGGCCTTAAACGGTTTTTAAACGTAGGTTTACGTTTTGAAAGTGTGTAGGTGCTGAGTCGGAAAAGTGCGTATGCGGCACGGCTTCAACAGCTTTTTGGCTGTGGTCCCACACAACATTAAATACCGTGCCGCGTATGGTTATTTCAAACGAGGTGAGGGTTGTTTGTGCATGCTCATGCAATGGTGTAAATACGCTAGCGTCTTCAAAATCACTGTATAAATAGATTGGGCGGCCTTGTGGTATCGGCGTTTTTTCAATGTGCTGCGCGCCGTTTAATGCGCGTTCGGTTTGCTCGGCTACTGGTAAATAATCAAACTCATTGAGCCAGACAAAGTTATCTAATTGTTGTGCGTTAATTACGATCATTGGGTGTTACTCAACTGTTCAAGTTTTTGTAAAAATTGCTCTTCAAACTGAGCTAATAAACTGGCCGATTGCCCGCCAGGTAATGCAAGTTCTAACCGGACTGTTTTACCGTTGGTGTTACTAGTAAAAGTCTGCTGGCTTTTAAGTATGGTGATCAATTCACGTACAGCAGTTGTAAGGCTGTTTAAATCGCCGTTAGAGGCGTTATTACTGGGCGTATAATTGTTTGTAGGCGGCGTATAGCTTGGTGTTGGTGCAGGCGTATAAGACTGTACTTGTTCAACAGCTTTTTGAGTGGTGCTTTGCGCTTTTATCGCTTGCTGTTGTGCGTTAATGGCTGCGTTTAACGTGCTCTTTTGCTCACGCGTTAGATATGTAAGCTGTTTATTGATTTTGTTGTATAAATCAGTCAGCGCTTTGCTACTGCTGGCGTTATCAATTTGGCCGCTAAATTTACTAAAATGTGTATTTTGAGTATCGGCATAAGCGCGGCGTTCGCGCTCTTCGTTGATCTCTTTTGAGTCTAAATCGTATGCACTGCGGCCGTTCTCTTCCTGATAATCGACTACATCACTTACGCTGGCACGTTGTGATTGATTGTATTTATTTACACTGCTTGAGGCGCGATTTGCTGAGGCGGCAACACGTTCTAATTCTTCTTTTTGCTCACGTAAGCTTTTTGATGCTGATTCGTTCGCCTTAACTTGATCATTAGTGGCTTGCGTGCCTGCTCGGGTTGATGCTGTGGCGGCATCTTGTGCGCCTTTAAAGTCACCTAGCAGGTTATTTACAACGCTTAATACATCGCCTAAGCGCTGTTTTTCATAGTTATATTGTTGCGCTGTTAAATTGCCTGCTTGATAGCGATCATTTAAGCGCTCAAGTTCATCTGTTAAGCGGCTATGTTCGCGTTGTAATTCACCTAAACTTTTAAGCTCTAGCTGCTGAACGCGCGTTAAATCACTTGTTTGGTTAGTTAAGCGCTGTTGTTGAATGGTCAGCGCGGCTTGCGCTTGGGCTTTTTGCTCAGCAGTGGCCGTGCTGCTCGCCATTACTTGCTGATTAGTTTTTATTGCGTCGCGGGTTTGCTCTAACTCGCGGGTAAAGCGGTTTACTGCATCGCTGTTTGTATCAGTAACAGGTTTTAAAGCATTTGCTTTTTCAATGAGCTTATCGAGTTCTTTCGTTAACCCCAGTGCAGCAGCTGCGGCTTGAATACTAGAGGGAACGGTTTTATCTGTTGCGTCTGCGGCGGCAATGGCAGCCTCAGCCCACTTTAAATAGGCTTGGCGTTGTACGGCTAAGGGTTGCTCTGACTCCTGCATTAGCTCATAGGCTGCGCGTAATTTATTAGCGGTATCATCGAGCGCTTTTGATGACGTTAAGCCTAGCTCCGCATAGGCTTTTTCTACATCGCCCGCGAATATTTTTTGACGTTCAAGTAATGCGCCGTGTTCTTCAAACTTTACTTTTAGCGCATCTAAAATGGCTAACTGGCCCTGGTACTGCTCACCAGCGCCAGCAATTGCAACACGGGCAGATTCTATGCTTTGTATAAAACCATCAACACCAACTTTTACACCGTCTAAGCTTGTTGCCTGCTGCTCTAATGACTGGATGGTTTTAAGCGCTTCGGGGAGTGAGAGCGTAAGCAGTTCTTGGCGCTTCTGCTCAGCCTCTGTTGCAGCTGCTGTGGCTTCGGCTAATTTGCGCTGTTGAAATTCAATATTGATATAGCGCTGGGTGGCTTCGTCCCACACTAGCTTTCCGCTTTCTATCAATGCGTCTAATTCTGCTGAATTACGGATGATCAAACCCGTAGAGTTCGCCAGCATTTGCAATTCATCTGCTAATGCTTTGGCTTGTATTACACTTGCTTGTTGCGACTTCCTGAGTGATTCCTCAGCAACCAGTAAATCTTTATACAGTAAACCAACGTCGATTAACTCGGTAATTAACCAGGTATATAATCCTGCTTTACCTACAGCCTTAAGCGCAGTACTCCATTTAGCTGCTGCAATGCCTGCGGCATTAGTTGCGACTGTGGTAGAGCCAATAGCAGCTGTGTAGGTTCTTAGTGATGCAATGGCCGTGGTTGCGCCGCTGATCACACTGCTAAAATAGTTACCGACTTTAAGCGCCAGCCATACTTTAGCTACTGTGGCTATTTCTTCGCGGTATTCATAAAGCGTGGTAGCTGCACCTTTAATTGCATTACCTGTGCTTACGATTGTGTCGCTAATTTTTTGCGCCCATTCTTGCAAGCGGCCATCTTTCGCCATTGCTGCAAATTCAATATTAAGCGCGGTAATATTGGCTTTTAACCAATCCATTGCGCCGCTTTGCGCTATAAGGTTATAAAATTGCTCCATGTTGTCTTTAGCGTTTGACACTTGCCCACTAAAGAGCGCCATTTGTGCAGCAGCAGAGCCAGCACTTGCGCGGCCCATTTCATCTATTAAGCCTTTAATTACATCACGGCCTAACTTACCTGCGCTTGATAGCTTTTGCAGCTCGACGGTGTTTTTACCCGTGACTTTTTCAAGTAGATCCCAAACTGGGATACCGCGCTCAACAAGTTGCAGTATTTCTTCGCCTTGGAGCTTTTGTTTTGCCCACGCTTGGCCGAGTGCAAGGCTGATACCTTCAACCTCTTGAAACCCGCCGCCGAGCTTTAATGCTTGGTCGGTAATGGCCTGCATGGTGCCATCCATAGGATCAAGGCCAAACGCTTTAAGTTTTACAAACGCCTGGCTAACTTCGCCCAGTTGTAGCGGGGTGTTTTTAGTAAATTCTTTTACCCATGCGGTGGCTTTTTCGCCGCCTGCAATGCCGCCCATAAGCGCCTGCATTTGCACGCCGAGCTTTTCAAATTTATCACCGGTGCTAAATACCTGGCTTACGGCTTGAGCTACCCGATCAAACCCCACATAAGCCGCTGCAAGTGCGATAACTTTGCCAATTACACCGTCTAAGCTTTGTGCTTGAGCGCGTTGGGCTGTAGTGCCTTGGCGCAATTCATTACTAAACTTATCGACAGAGCGGCCAGATTTATCAAACTGGGCAGCTAAGTCACGCTTGGCTGCACGCAGGTTATTAGTATCAACATCAGAGCGTTTAAGGGCTGTTTGTAATGCTGCATGCTTACTCGTTTGCTGTGTAAGCTCGGTGCGCATTTGCGTTAGGTCTTTCTCAGCGGCTTCTAATGAGCGCGCGAGTTGCACAAATGGCTTATCAGTGTTTTTGGCTTCGGTTTGTAATTGTTCAAGTGCGTGAGCGGCAGCCGCTGTGACTATTTCTTGTTGTTCTAATTTTTGTTTTGACTGCTCAAATGCACGTATTAGATCAGCCTGATTAGCTAACCCGTCTAATTCATTGGCAAGCTTGCCTGCTGTTTGGCTGGTTTTCTTGGCACTGGTATCGGTTTGGTCTAGTGATTCACTGAGTTTATCAGCAGCAGGATTAGCGGCATCGGCACTTTGCTCAATGTTGCGCAGCTCTTGAACCAGTTGCTCAATATTTTGCTTGCCCGTTGCTTCTGCAACAACGCGTAGGGCTAGTTCGAGGGTTTTATCTGCCATGGGTTAACTCAGTTTTAAACGGTGTTTAAACGGGGGAATAAAAAGGCTCGGGCTGAGCCTTTTGGTACGAGGTAATTGGTTAAGCGTCTAGCTCGTCAATGTAGAATGGTTCGTCTTTGCCATTTACAAGCTTTGCTGTGCCTTCCAATGCTGCACTTACAAACTCACTACCGGCTAAATCAAGCTCTTTAGTTGGCATCATCGAAGTGTCGTAAATTTCAAAGTTGACTTGCTTACCGTTGGCTAAGTTAGTGCCTTCACCAAAAATACGTAAACGTGTTTGTGACTTAGTACCGCCTTTAATGCGCTTACCACTGCGCGCGTTATAACTGCCCGTAATGGTAATACTGCCACCAGCAGCTAATGAACCACCTTGTATTGAACGGATCATGCCGAGTGCAAAGTTAAACTCGTAATCAACGCCTGCAACTTTAGTTTCAGTAGCTTGCTTAACAACTACGTCATCAGTAAAGTTTTTACCACCAACGGCAACCCACGACTGATTATCAGGTAATATCACTTCTTTATCTGTTAACGTACCCGCCGCATCGTTAATGGCTGCAACTTCGCCCATTAATGCTAAAGCCACCATTTCGGCTGGTTGATCATCAAACTCCCATGTAATGGCCGCTGGCTTTGCAATTGTCACATTGTCTAGCACTTGGCCTTTGCTGGCTTTTTTATTTGATGTACGGACGACTGAATCAGCCTCAGTTTTAATACCGAGCTTAGTGGTGTTAATTGGGCCAAAGATTTGGCCGGTGCTTACGCCTTGTTCGTTTAAGCGATCAACAAAAATGTTGCCCGCGAGTAAAATACCGTCGCTCATATTAAAGCGCTCCTTTAAGAGTCATTTGACATGTAAAAGCCAGCGGATAGTACGCATGGCCGCTAGTGAATTGAGGTTTAGCTGGGGTGTTTACTCTAAGCCATGGCCCCGTACCGTTAAGTACTTTGCCCGCCATAGCGCGAATAATGTTTGTTAAGTGCTCGCCTGCTTTATCTTGCTTACGAACAACTAATACAACTATCCATGTTTGCGTTAGCTTCATTAAATAACCGGCGTTTTTACTCTCTGGTAAATTATCGGAGTAATACATTAAATGAAGGCTTGGTGTTGTTTGGCGGTCTTCCTTAATGTCTGTCAGTTCATCACTCAAGTAAACGCGCTTAATGCCTGGTACTTGTTCAAGTGCCTGTTTAAGCGGGTTTTGAGCTGCAAAATAGTCAGTGGTAATTTCAAACATTAAATAAACCCCTTTGACTTTTCACGTGAGAACACAGTCCCTGCGCTTTGTATTGTGGCGGTGTCTTGCACTTTGGCGTCCTGGCCTAGTGCGTCAACGCCTATACTTAGCTCGCCTTTTGCTACTGACATTAAAAATTTAATTGCGTCCTTATAGCGGGTTTCTACATGCTCAGGCACATCGTTTGTGCCAAGCTTGTAGCGAGCAATATCACAACAAAACTGCTCAAGTAGATTAGGAACGGTGACAAGCGGCAACTCATAACGCCCAGCTAAATAGCCATTAATCACGTCGCTTGCATCGTTTATAGCCTGCTCAATAACTGCGGTATTAATTACATCAACGGGGCCATCTTCGCGCTCACTTAAATAGATAATATCACGCTCGCCAAAGCGCTGTTGCATTGCGGTTATTGTTGCGTAAGCCATTTACTCGCCCTCGCCTGCTTTGGCTGCTTCTTGTAGCCATTGCCACGCTAAATCACGAGTAAGCGCAGGTACTTTAACTTTAATTACTTCGCCTTCGGTTTCGCCTGGTGCTTCATAAGAAACCTGAGCACAACTAGGTTGCTCTGCAAACTGTGCATCAATCATCAATGCAATAACGGGTTGTAGCTCAATTGGGGCTTGGGTGTAATCAACGTTTGCATAGAGCAAAGGGTTGTCTAAATCTGCACCCAGGTTATTTGCGTCCAGCTGTGATTGCGGCGCAGTACTCGCATCGAGCGGTATAGCTTGCACCGATAAGCGTGGATCATTTTCAATTGCATCAAGCTGCTCTTGGTCAAGACCATCAGCGGGGATTTCATTTTTACCGTGGTTGAAACTGAGACCAGCTCGGCGGTAGCCTGTTGGCTGCATGCAACTGACAATAACAGCAGAGATAAGGCTGAGTTTAAGCGTTTTAGCCATTTCATTATTACTCCTGGTTTCAAAGTATGGGGCTATAACGCCCCGTACTTATTAGGGTTTAACTATTGATGGGATTAAAGGTAATCAGCGACTAATAGCTCTAAACGGCCTTTAAGTTCGTTTGAGCTGCTTGCGTCAAGCTCACGCTCTAACATACGTGTAGCTAGCTTTTCCATGCTGGCAGGAACAACTAACATCATTGGCTTAACACCTAGCTTGCGGCCGCCATCTGCTTTAAAAGCCTTCATTCTCTCAATACTGTCCCATAGGTTATCTGGCGTTAACGCGCGTTTATTAGCAAACGCAAGCTGCCAAAAACCAAACCCTGCGGCATCACGGCAATCAACGCCGTAACGGTACTGTTTAGATGTAAATACCGCCTCGTCATCAACTTTGGTCATGGCAAGTAATTGTGGTTTTTTACGTTCTTGAAAAATAATCGGCTTAAGGGCTTTTGAGGTGTCTAGCACAAACCACGGCTCCCCCTCGTAAGCAGCATCTTCGGCCATATTCGCTGTTGATACTGCTGCGCCAGTGCCGTCGGCATTTGGTGCTACTGGGTGGTCAGTATCAAAAAAGTTTTGTCCGTCGTAGCACAAGGTTGTAAAACCCGCTGCGAGTAATTCAAAACACATTTCATCCGGGTGAATTGCCGCCGCGCTGCCCATTTCTTTAAAAATTGGGGAATACACGCCTAAGTTATCGTCTTCAATATCGTTGCGGTCTACGCCTACAGTTGACTCGTAATCGTCATTGGTAATGGTATAAGCGTGCGCTTTCATGCTTTGAACATTACGATCACCCACCCATTTAGCCAGGCTTGGGAACTTGCCTAACCAGCCGTAGGTATTACTGGCCGAGGTTGATTTAATTACACTAGCAATTTTTGTGTATTGCGGTGTGGCTTCTGATTTACCTGCTTCAAACTCAGATTTAAACGCGGTAAATAAAGCAGTTAATAATGCTGGGGTCACTAAAGCCATTAGTTTTGCTCCTGTTTAGCTTTGGCAAAGGCAGCATGGCTTAGACCTAGTTGATCTGCGGCATACTTGTCTTCTGCGGTGAGTGCTGCTAAGCCATCTTTGTCGTTTTCTGGCTTAGGTGTATAAGTGGTTTGCTGAGCGGTAAGGCTTGCAATTGGTGAACGAGCATCTAACACAGCTTTTAACGCTGCAACGCCCTGCTGATTACCTAACGATGTTAAGTATTCAACTTCTGACGCAATAATGCGGCCGTCTTGTTTGGCTTTATTTACTTCTTGCTCAACCGATTGCGTGGCGCTGCTGCTTTTAAGCGCGACCATTTCAGTGTGCAAAGCGTTGTAGGTTTCTACAGGCACGTACTTAGCTAAATTAACCTCTGTATTAGGGCTATTAGCTTTAAGTGCTGCAACGGCGTCATTGGCGTTGCTTAGCTGGGTGGTGAGCGTGTCGGCTTCATCGGCCTTGGCCTTTAAAGCTGCGAGTGCTGTTGTTGCTTTGGTGTAATCTGCATCGGTGACGTTATCACCATCCACAGTGACACCTAGCAAGCTCAGCAATTTTTGAGCTGCGTTCATGGGTGTATCTCCATTGTTAACATGGGTTTTAGAAGTTTTTAAAACGGCTACTTTGTCCATACCGTCTACCGCAGGGTCATTAGTCAGGGCAAAGTGGCGTAATTTGGTTGGGCGGCCTGTTTGTTTGTCGTAATGAAAAACAGGGCTTATAAAGCGGTATTCGTCGTTTTTTAGGTGTGCGCGGGCGCTAGGTGTCCAACGAACATTAAGAGCATAAAGCCCCTCGCCTGGTACATACTCTAAATCGCTTGGGTTAAACCACCCACTTGCAGGGGCTGGCTTGCCGTTTTCTTCGGCGTGTAAGGTTTGGTGCTCGTAGTCAAAATGGTAATCGTTGGTACGGTTGCTGGCTGTACTTTTCAGTAGATCAAATGCAGCTTGGTCAAGTAACCAGGCATTGGCTGGCACATCGAATGGGCGGCCGTCGTGTGATTTAAAGTAACCATCTGGCATCACCATTACGCGCTCACTGATACCCTGCTCATTAATTTCGCTTGCAAAGCGGCACGCAGCAAAACCTAAATCAGCCGGCTGGTTTGCTGATAAAACAGCTAATCCTATGGTGGTTTCAAGTAAGCTTTGTTTGGTAAATGGTTTTTTCATGGCTGAGCACAGTTTGAATAATCTGTGCTCAGTATGGATTTAGATTTGAATTGGTTGGCCGTGCGGGGTTTCGGGAATTTATAAGGGGTATTTACAGGTTAAAAAGTAGATTTTGGTTTGTCACAGTAAAACACGAGTCAATATCAGCAATGCAACCCTGTTTAAACCGAGTTTAAAATGCATTCTAAGCTTATGAATGAAAAATTAAACATATTGTATCTACTATAAAAAAACAACCTTAAACTCCCCCTATAGGTTGTTCTCTTAACCTCTCTTGAGTTTCCATCTGATTGCTAAAATTAACAAAGCTATGCTAGCTGTTGAAATAGAGCTTTGAATCAACGCTAAGAACATTAATAAACCATCGAACTCCCCTATTGGAAGAATTGGCGTCATATCTCTAAGTGACCAAAAAGGCATAATAACTTGTTTTAAAGCAAAGTGGGCTGATTGCGATAATACAGCTACGTCGATACCTGATTGAGGTTCTCCCCAACGAGCCGTAATTATCGTATAGTAATATAAAATAAATGCTATTGTTGACATAGCTAGAATATATATAGGTCTATCGTAATCAGTTCCATAAATTGATAGTTCTTTATAGCACCATCTAAAAAAATCAAATTTTCCTTTTTTTCTATCTAGTAAGAATTTTGAATCTTGTTCGAGTAAAAAAAACTCGCCTTCAAGCTCTCTATCTCTTCGTTCTTCCATTACTTTCCTTAAATATCTGAAAGCATTTATATATTCGATTTTGCCTTCAACATCAAAATGCAGACTATTAGGAAAAATACTACCTTCTGGAATCTTAGTTTCATAAAAGATTGGAGGAGAAGTAAAAAAAGTATCTGAAAAATCTAAACGTCTATCAAACTCTCTACCAGAAAAGCGACTTTCTTTTAAAGTACAATCTATAATTTCTAAAGCTACAACTTTTCTACTTTGTTCATCAATAAGTTTATTTATCGAAAAATTAAAAGTACTTCCCAATACAGCACTTGAAGCCTCGAACACTTGAACAGGAACATTCTCCAAGTCTATATATGAACACGTAAAAGAAACATTTTTTATGAATATATTTTTTATCAAATTAGACTTAATACTTAACATACCTTCTTGGTGAATCTCGAGTTGGTCATTATGAGAATTCCTATCATCTATTTGCTCAAACGAAATCCTTTTAATTGTTGCAACCCTTATATCTACTTCTGCTCTATCAAAAATAGTAGAACCAAAATATAGATAGAATTCAGAAAGTTGTTCTTCTGACACTGTAACGGCTTGAGGGCTTTCCGTCGAAGGCTCAGAAATATAAAATCTAAATTTTTTACGGAATTTAGAGTTATATGATTCGAAATTAAAATTACTGTGAATTACACTTACTGTTTCAATAATTGAATTCTCAATTAAAATAGTCTGACTCAATATACTCGTAGATATATCAAAATAGTCGTCTCCACAGCCAGTCATGTAGCACTTTCTGAGGCTCAGAGTATGGAATTGACAATCTGCTATATGTAAACCAGTTTGATGAAGAAATTCACAGTTTTCGAATTGAATATGACTACCTGAAGTAAGCCTTTCTATCTTTAGACCTTTTTCAAATCTACAATTAGTAAATACAAATGAATTTATATACTCACTACATTTAATAACATTAAATTTAAAAACAACATTTTCAAACTTTAATGATGATGTCTGCTGTTTTGAATTAATTAAATCTAATTTTTTTAAGATTATCATTCATATCCGAGCATAATAGCTATTTTCCATTGACTACTTTACTTATAACAAAAATTCAGCGAGTAACTCAATCACTTCTTTTTCATCTTCATCTGATAGCCCCAAAAACGGCCTTGCTGGAATTGCTGCTAATCTTGGAATCATATCGCTGCTACCACCAAATTGATGAATAGCGGCGTACTCCATGTTTGTACCAAACTCCAACGATTCGTCACCTACGTTATAAGCGAACGTGTCGCGTAGTATGTCGTTTAGCCTGAGTATTTTATCTTTGTTCTTTTTTTTACTCTTGGCGTAGTCTGGGCTAAGCGGCTGCCAAGGGTCGCCATCTGGGCTGCGTTGCTCATCAAAGTGATCACGGTGGGTCAACATTAAATGCTCGCCTACATTGCCAAGTGCAGGGGCTAAGTTATCTAGGTTCTTTACCAACTGGGTTAACACATCACTTATGGCCGTTGCACCCTCTGTGCTTATTTCAATACGCGCACCAGCCATTACACTAGCCCTTCGTCAAATGCTTGCATGTGGGTTTGCTGGTCCAGCCCTGCAATTAGAGCGGGCAGTAAATCAGCAATTTGGTTAGCCTCTTGCCCTTTAGCTTGTTGCTCTAGCTTTGCAAAATCTCTACACGTTTGTAATGTGTACGGGGTTTGCTGTAGCAGCTGCTGTGCTTGCTCTATTAATTTCATCGTCTTTTATCCTGTGATTTAGCGGCATCTTTTACTAGTTGGTCTATCCAGCTTACAAGCTCTGGCTGCCATTTTTTAAGCTCTTTGCGAGCCAGCGCCCAGGCGGTGAATGCCTCTGCAAATTGCTCATATTTATTGACCGCACCGTAATAAGTTACGGGCAAGGCATTTTTTAAAAGCTCTGGCGCACCTGCATAGTAATGCACTTGGTGTCCGAGTTCGTGCAGCCATGTAGACACTAAACTATGCGCCTGGTGTTTATCTAATGAATTAGCCTCATGCGAAATAGTGTGATCACGTTTTATTGTCTCACCGTGCCAATTATACGGGTATTCGCCTTTGTTGTTTGCTGAGCGTTGCACCGTGAGTGCTGCACTGTCTTTTAGCGCTTGCATATCAACTTTAGCTAAGTTTTGAGCGCTTTTCACTTTTACGACTATGTGCTCATACCCTACAGAGGTAAAGCCCCCGCAGTTTTTAGCACCGCGAATGCTGTATTGCATGCGTGCATAAAATTCATCTACGCCTAAGTACTCGCCCACCTCACTACGTATAGCTGCATTTGCTTTAGAACCTGCACTCATTTGGGTTTGATTTACAAATACGGTTTTAGTTTTTTTGGCTGTTAGAAAGTCGTTTAAGCCTTCAAGTACTTCAATGTCTAGCTGGGCTAATAGCGGATCAAGCTTTAGCGCTGTAACGTTTTTAGCGCTGCTATAAGCCGATGGTACAATGCGGGTTGCTTGGTAATCCTCTATGCGTTTTGCGATCGGTGGCTTATCTGCTATTTGCTTTTTAACCTGGCTTGTTAGCTGAGCGGTATTCTTGGGGGTGTAGTCAAAGCCCGGATCAATCCCCAATGGTAGCTCAAACTCTTCACCCGTTTTTTTATTAGTCCAAGTATAACTACCATCATCGGGCGCGGTGCCTACAGTAAGGCCACGGCGTTTAAGCTCACGCTCGCTTAGGCTGTATTTTTTACATTTGCAGCCCCAACCATTACCGGGGCTGTGGGCATCCCACCATGGATCATCAACCGGTAGCACCAAGTTGTGCCATTTTAAATGTATTATGCGTGGGGTTTCACTATCGCCGTGTTTGTATAACGCATAAGGGCGGCTTGCTTTAAGCGCCTGTATTTGCCCTTCACGGCCCGCGTTGTAGGCTTGGCGAATATTGGTTTCGTATATTAACTGGCTGCGCCAAGCTGGCTGGCCGTTATGCTCCCAACCGTAACGCGATTTGATATTATCAAACTCTTTTTGAAACCAATTTAAACTTTTACCCTCGCTGATCGCTTTATCAACTGAGGTGTAAAAATCGTTAAGCATATCGGCTTTGGTAACACCAGCCACCATAAATGCGCGATTGTGGGCGCTTTGCCATACGTCATCCCAACTAGCGCTAGGTGTATTTAGCTTTTGCCGAAAAAAGTTTATGCCATCGTCAAATGGCAGTGAGCCATATCTAACAGCCATTTAACGGCCCTCATCCACTTCTAGCGCGCCTAACAACTCACTTGCTGCCATTGCCTTTGCCATTATCTCAGTAAAACCCTCTGCACTTATTTGCGGCTCTAATTCAAGTATGCCGTCTCGTATTTCTTCTAAGCTGCTGGCATTTTTAACAAGCTCGGTTACAGCATCGCTCATGCTATTTAAGTGCGTTTGTGCTTGTGCGGCTAGCTGCTCAGCCAATAAGTCGGCGTTGTCTTTTTGCGTTGCTGATTTAAGTGCGGCAAAGCCTTTTAAAGCGGTTTGTGGCTCTGTTATTGGAGTTAAGCTTAAAATAGCCTCGCCCTTTTCAGGGAGTGGGATTTGGGTTTTTTCGCTCACCCATTTTGCAGGAATTGGGTAATTAACTTCGGTGAGTATTTTAAGTGCTGGGGCTAACTGGGCAATGTCTTCGGCTTCGCTGGTGTCAAATTTAAAGCGCGGAATACGGCGTGCGCCTGAGTAACTTTTAGAGTTAAGCGCGTGCATAGGGTAAATAATATCGCGTGTAATGGTGTTGGCTACTTGTTTTAAATCGCTCTCTGTTATGTCGTCTAGTACGTCCATGTGTACATTACCAAGCGCGTTTGTGCTGGTTTTACCGTCGGCTTGACTAGTAAGCGTTGCGCCTAACACCGCTTTACTTTGGGTGGTTTCACACCACTTGATCATGGCTTCAAATGGATCTGATTGACCGTTAGCCGCATTTTGAAATTCAATATCCATTCCCTTTGGAATAATGCCGCCAGCGTTATGGCCGATGCTAAGCACAGCACGTAACAAAGTGGCTTTCTCGTCATCACTTGCGCCATTTGGGTATTTGCCTAAGCGCAGCGGTAAGCCGTAAATCTCTAGGAACTCAGCAAGGTCGCGGATTGAATAGTTTTTAAATAAGTACGGCCATGCCACCGTTGAGGTTAACCCGGTGCGGTGAATATAACCCGATTTGGATTTATGAATATGCGCGCACCAGCCAAACGGGTTTAACGCTTGGCCTGTATAGCTGTTGTCGCGCAGCATTAACTGGTTGCGGTTATCTGGATGGGTTTGGAATAGGTTTTGATCACGAAATTCATAACCGGTAATAATATGCTCGCCACCGTCATACGCCCAGTTCAGCTCATTGCACGAAAACGATTTTAGTATTGCGTCGCTACAATCAAAAATTAGATCCTCTAACCAAGTGGCATCTTCTAATATTTCTTGTATTGCAGCAGCGTCTTTTTCTTCTTGCTCTGTTGCGTTACGTGGCGGCTCTACTGACCAATCGTATTTAAGCCAGCCTCGGCGGCGCTTGGTAAGCTCACTAAATAGATGGCCGTCTTTGTCTTCCATGTCTTTGGCTAAGTCGGCCATGGCCGCTAAGTTACCTGCGTCGGCATCTTTTAGTAATTGCGCTAATTTGGCTGGGGTAAGCGCTTCGCTTGGGTGCTCAGCAAACTGGCGCATTAGCATGCCCACGCGGCTATCTTGCTCGGTTTGGGTTTGCTTAAAGTCGGTTGATGTAATTGGGTTGCCGTGAATATCTACTATTTGGGTCATGGGTTTACTCTAACTTTAATGATGGGCTTAATGCTTAGTACGTATATATCAAGCGTTAATGTGTGTTGGTGGGCCTTGGCTAAACTGGCGGCGGTTATATCAAGCTGCTGCGTTTGGGCTGTGAATATCTCTTGATAAAACACCCTAAAGCGGTGCGCTACCATGCGGCTTTACGATCACTTGCAAAGTCGTCGCTGTGGTCTGGCCGCATGCTATTTACGCTTTGCTTAGCTTTACTAGGCAGTGGTGTAAATTCGATGGCGCTGCCGTCCATTTCAGCGGCGCGGATTAGCATAGCGATTGATACCGCGCTATCGCCGTGGCGTTTATTGCCGTCGCTACCGGTGTTTTTACCTTTATCAACTTGAGCAATACCATTTTTAAGTTTGATTTGGCCTAGGTCGTCGAGTACGTCCTGGTCTTTAGGTAATGTGATGTTGTCGGTTTCAAAGTAGTCTTTTAGTTTTGGCATCCACTCGCGATACCAGGCTTGTGATAAATGCACACAATCAACTAGCTCAGTGCCATAGTTAAGGCTTGCGGCTTCGGCCAAATAACCGCCGTTACCTGTGGCATCAAACGCTAGGCCGCGCAGTTTTGGTAAACGGTCACAAATATAAAGCATGATTTGCTTTTGCTGCTCGTAGGTAACGTTACGCAGCTCTACCATAAACGGCACAATTAGGCTGGTGTCTTGGTTTATCTCACCAATACTGAATACGGTTAAATCGCCTTTACGTGCGAAATCCTCACCAAATGCATGGGTTAGATCAGGATTTAACCCACTAATTAAATCATCAATATTTTGCTTACACCAAGTGGCTACGTCTTTTACGCGTTGCTCTTCGGTCCAGCTTTCAAAGTCGGTTGGGGCTTCATAGCGCAGTACTTTACAGTCGTCGCTTAAGGCACGCTCACGTAGGCGGCGGCTTAGGTATTGCCCTGCGCCTTGGCTTGGTACACAGTAAAGCTCCTCGTTTGCGGCATCGGCAGTGGGGTAAAAATCAACTTGATTAGCGAGCCATGCGTCTTCTTTTGCTTGTGTCCACGTTTGTCCACTCACTAAACAAATGCGCTTATAAAGCCCATGCCTAAGTGCTTTATCAATAGGAATATGATGCACGGAATACTTTTTAAGGCCGCGCCGCGCTTGGGTTATTAAGGTATTAAATAAGTTGTCTACCCCGTTATGGGTCGAAATAATACGTACTCGCCCGCCCCACATAGTAAGCGCCATGGCAGCTTTAAGTACTTCATCTAAGCGGTCATGGAATGCAGCTTCATCTATTACAACGTTACCTTGGCGGCCACGTAAGTTGCGCGGGTTTGAGCTGAGCGCTACTATTTTTTTACCCGTACTTGGGAATTTTATTTCAAAGGTATTGATTGATCGCTTTGTACCGTCGGGGTCTTTTTCTTCAAATATACCCTCTTCTACTTCGCTCATAACCATGTTGAGCTTTTGCGCCCAAAATGCACAAGCGTCTATAAACTCCTTAGCCATTTCTTTATCTGAGCCAAGGTAATAGGTGTTTTGTGCGTTTGCGGGTGCAGCTGCGCTTAGTACGTCGTCTAGCGCTTCGGCAAAAGTTAACCCTGTACGGCGAGACTTTTCGGCAATTTTAACTATTGCATCATCTTCCATCCATGCTTTTTGATAACCAAAAAGTATGTCTGTGCCCATGGCAACCGCTAAAGAACCTGCCACTTTGCTAAGTGGTAATTCGTTAGTTTGGGTAATACTTTGCGCGGTGCTAGTCATGCTTTAGCCCTAATATGTCGCGTTTGAAAAAGGCCAGCATGTCGTCTGCGGTTTGCGGTAAGTTTTCGTTTTTAACCTTTTGGTCTAGGTCTTTAGCGAGCTTTTCAGCATAGGCTTTTTCTATTTCTTGCTGGCGTTTATGGGCGGCCATGGCGGTTTGCTCTAGGCGCTGAGCTGCGAGCATGGCGTCTTTTATGGTGTCGATGTCTACCGCTGCATCTTCGTCGGGGTTCATCATTTGCTGCTGCATAGCGCGGAACAACTGCGAGCGGCCCATTTCTAAAATAAGCTTGGTGGTATCGCCTGTGGGCTTTTCGCCCAGCTCTGCGGTGAGTGCTTTGGTTGACTCGCGCAGGTCGCGTAGCTTTTGGCCTATGGCTTCGGTTTTTTGGGCATGACGGCTTAAGCCACTGCGGCTAATAGTTGCGCCTTCATCTAAACCAGATTCAATAATAAGGCTGTTTACAGCATCGAGTATTTCACCTTGGCTAAAGCGCTTATCACGTAGCATTGAGTCGAGCTGCTTTTTAATATCTTCTGGCAGTAAATCAACTTTGCTGGGTTGGCCTCTGCGGATTGACTCACTCATAGTTACCCCCGAGGCCCTGGGCGTTTAATGCCAGGAACAACACTTGTACCCTCAGCTACGTCTATGCCTGATTGCGTAATACGGGCAACCCATGTGTTTTCTGTGAGTTTATCGAGTGTTATATAGCCGTTTTGCCCTAACCAATTAAGTAAGGTTTTAAGCTGATCACGACTACAACCCAACGCATAGCGCTGTAGCACATCGGCTAACATACTGCTGTTTGCACCGTAATCGGCGGATTCTTTAAGGGCGATTAAAATGCTAATTCGTTGATGTTCGGCTTGAACTTGTAACATTGCCATGATGGTTTTTTCCTGTAGTAAATTATTGTTGGCTTAGCTATCGCTGCTGCGCGCGCCTCTAAGTTCGTTTTCCATTAGTAGATCAGTTAGGCGTTTTAGGTCGGTTAGCTGGGGATTTAAGCCGTCAATTTTGCCGCTGACTTCGATCAAGCGTTTATCTAGCTCGTGTAGATCTTCTGAGTTGGGCAAGTCTTCGATGGTTTTCTCGACAGCGCTTAAACGGGTTTCTAACGCTTTTGAAATATCTTCATGTGCTTTCTTAGTAACAAAGGTACTGCGCAGCCAAGCCAATGCAGCGGCCCCAACTATGGCAATACCTACCGTTAAAATGGCTTTGTACCACTCCAAAATAAAATCCATGCTAAGCCCTGTAATGCTGTTGTTGTATTTCAATAAGTGATTGGCACTCAACACAGGTACTACAGTTTTTAACCGCTTTACGCCGTGCTGCGGGTATGTCAATGCCGCACTCTTGGCAGTGCATAAACTCTGCACCTGGTTTGTTTGATTTTTCTCGATGCATGGATAGCGCAGCATCTAGCAGGTGTTGTTCTATTTTTTGCGCATCGTCAAATTTGCTCAATTTGGTTTCCTTACTTTTTCAATTACGTTTTTAATGCCTTGCTTAACGCCCGGTGCAGCTTTTTCAACGGTGCGGCCAATTACATAACCACCAATACCTAGTTGCAGTAAGTCCCATGCTTGCTCAGATAAGCGAAACGCCAGCACACCAAAGGAATCAAGGCAAATCAAAATCAAAAAAGTCAGCATGGTAATAGGCCGCCAATTACGCTGTAACCAGCTTTCGCCTTTGGCCTCGGCTGTAATGATTTGCGATTGCGCCTCTAGCACTTTGCCTTGTAGTTCTACAATTTTGCCCTCAAGCTCTAGTACTTGGCTTTGCGCTGTGTTCTCGATACGTTTGAGTTCATTGGTAACGGTTTGGCGTTCTTCGTCACTGGTAAAGAGGCTGTCAATCAATTTGGTGACAGGCTCGACAACGTTAAACCAATTTTTAATTGCCATTCTCTTGCTCCTTGAAAAGCCTGTGCTGGCGCTTGTGCTCTTTTTTTATTGCAGCCTGCAAGGCGTGCCATACCTGTTTAGCCTTGGGGTTGCTGTCTAGCATGGTGTTGGTAAATGACTCAGGGTGTTGTGAGTCGTATTTTTTACCGGTGGCCTCTTCGTAGCTTGGCTTTACTACGTGCTGCTCTATTTCGCTAAACACTAAAGTAAGCGCTAGCTCTTTAATGACGGTATTTTGTGCTGTGGTGAGTGGCTTTACTTTAGCGACCATTGGATTCTCCAAAACGTTTTTTAAGGGCTGCACGGGCGTTTTTATAGATTTGTTGGCCGTCTACGCGTAGCTGTATGTCGATGGCTCTTACTGATTGCCAGCCCTTGTTGAAATAGCTTTGCATTGTGCCGCAGTGGCTGTGTAGGGGGATTTTTCGCGGGTCGAATGGCATATTGTGCATGCGCGCATCAACCTCTTGTTTCATACGGTCATCGCGGCCTTTGCGATATGACCACTCCCAATTGCTGCCCATTTAATGCACCTCTAACAGCTGTTTAACAGCATATTCAGAGGCGTGAGCTAGGCGGTTATACCAGCCCTCAAGGTTTGGTTTTTGACTTGGGTCATTCGCGCAAATACGGGCGTACTTACGGCCACGGTTTACGCTGAGCAATACGGTTAAGCTAAGTGCTGGGCGCTCTACGATAGCGGCTAGGGTTTTTGGTCCCATACGGCCATCAGGCTTTGAGTTAACCAGACGCTGAGTTAATTGGGTCATTGCGGGTGCGCCGTGCTGCACTGCACCATCAAGCAGCATAAAATCAACACCTGCGGGGACTTGCTCGCAGTACATTGCACGCCAATAGTCACGGTGATAAAGCCGTACAGCATGGGCAAGGGTTAGGTTTTTAATGTCTAGGTTTGGGTATGCACGTTGACTAATGCCGTACTTTGTAAGGCCGCCACGGTCTGAGGCTAGATCGTTTAAACCGCCGTCACTGCGTAAACCGCCCTCTAAATACAAAATAGTTAATATGCACTGGGCAAATTTAAGCGAGTACGGGGCAAGCGCTGCTTGTATTTCTGGTGATTGTTTAAAGTAATTTAGAGTTGGGAGCATACCGAAAAACCTTGTTGTTTTTCGGTATTGTGGTTAGTTAGCTTTAATTAATGGCCGTGCGGGGTTTCGGGAAATAGCTTGATTCAAGCTTATTTAATGTATTAATTATACTTTCAACTTGCAATTTTAGATTAATTAACGAGCCTTTTTTGAGGGTACTATCAAAGTCTAGACTTTTTAATGATGAATCGAGTTCTTTAAAAAAGCTCGTTTCTGAAAAAAACTTCGGGACAGGAAAGTTAAAATACCTATCAGTCAAATAGTTAGTAAAATATAAAATATCTCTATGATCCCAGTTATTCTCAATTAAACTGTATATCGATTTTGGATCAATTTTATCAAAAATAAGCTCTGTTTTATCTTTTGCTTGTAATCGAAGAATTGTAGCATAGACATCTTCACTGAATTCTAACATGAGTTTATCCGTAGACTTTTGACTATCTAAAGTGTTTGCTATTAATAGTAACGTTGCTTTCAAAGGTTCTAATCCAGATTCTGTATCGCCCATACTTAAAATTCTGTTAGCCCTTCCAACCTCAAATTTATCTATAGTAACAGCTTCCTCTAAAGCTTTTAATTCAGTACTAGCCTCTATCAATAAGTAATTATTACTTATTAACTCCATATATATATTAGCCGCTAAAAACCACTCAAAACAATCCAACTTTAATTGCTTAAATAAGTAGTCCTTAAGCGCTAAAACTTGCTCGTCAAAGTCTTCTTGATTTTCTATGCGTGTTAAATCGCGACTAAGTAATTTCCAATATTTACATTCAATTTTGACTAGGCCAAGGTCTTTTATTGGGTCAGTAAAATTACATGCACCATAAAAAATTGATTTAAATATATTTTCTTCATACACCAAATTTCTTAATAATGAAGCATATCTCTGTTGTTTTTCTGATAACTTTACTTCTTCAATACCTTGTTTAGCTTTAATAACAAAACTAACAGATGATTTTGCCCTTACTGATGAAAGACAATACGCTAATGTTTTATAATCCCCATTCAATTCATATTTAGCATAAACAACAGCCAAAACTTGACTGCAAAGGTTAGTAAATGATTCTTCAACGTGAAGATATTCTTTATTATTTATATTCGACCAAATCTTTTCAATTTGCTTAATTCCCCTTTTTAAGGCTCTTTGATTTTGGAATTGTGTGCTATAACTTTTTAAAATTCTTTGTTCATCAGTAGAAAAAGAAGTATCCGAAATACAGTTTTTGAAAACTTCGTCATGGGTCAATTCAAAGGTGACCAGTTCTGAAAAAGATTTTTCGAGTAATGGTCTAGAACTTTCCGAAATCGCTTCACTATTAGCCAAAACTAATACATAAAAACTTTTCTTTTCTGCTAACTCTAAACACTCCCCGAGAATTTGGCCTTGTAATTTAGGGTCATCTAACCTCTCAAGGTCATCTAATATTAAGATAATATCAGAAATATCATTAAGGTAAGAATGCTTCAAAGCACCAGCTAAACTGCCTACTACTGAAAGTGCTCCTGATGTTTCTGAACCCAAATATTTAGAGATAGACGTAACAAAGCTCGTAGCATGTGTTGCTATCTGTTCTCCATCCCCTCTTCCAAGCATTAAGTGTGACAGTAATTTATCCTTAAAGTCATCTAGAGAGTTTATGCCATATAAAGAAAAAAATATTTTCTTCTTTGAACCCAACTTTGCATCTTGTTCGTCAGAAGTATTTTGCATGTAGTTGTTTCTAATAAAATAAGTTTTACCACTTCCCCATTGCCCATCTAACATTACCATTGGCGGCATACTTGAATCTAGAAAATGAGTATTTATTCTTTTTTTTATTTCTTGCATATTACAATCCATGTTAATTTTGTCTTAAGTTAAATATAGATAAAACAACAATATAAAAAAGGACTTACAATGTCATCCTTGATCGATATGTCTAACTCAATAAAAGCATCAATAACTGATAAGGTTACACACCCGTTGCTAGGTAGCTTCATAATTTCGTGGTTGTTTTTTAACTGGAAAGCTATATATTTTTTATTTTTTTCTAATCTCGATGTTGTATATAAATTAAAAGCAGTTTCTGAAAACTATTCTGACTTGTGTCTTAATTTAGTGTTTCCTCTAGCTTCAAGCTTAGCTCTTGTATTTTTACTACCTCTGTTTACTGCAGGCTACACCCGATTTATAGCCTATACTAGAGAGTTTCAAATGAACTCTTTACCTGAGCTTTTTAGTTCTCATAGCTTAACTTTAGAAGAGTCAAATTCATTAAGAAACTACTATGAACATGAATTCGAAAAATTAAAAAATGAACTTACTTTAGCAACAGAAGAATTGACTTCTTACAGGACTAGCGAAGCGCATAAGATTGAAGGATACAAAAGTAAAGTAAATAAAATTTTTGATTTATTTTCAAATGTAAAGATAAATCAAGAAATTATCTCATCTGAACTCTCACCACAGAAAGTTGACAAAATAATTTTTTTTGAAGCATTACTTCAAGAACCTTTACATATTAATAAGTTGTTGAAAGATCTAGGTTATAAAGCATCAAATGGTAAACAATTAACATCCTCAAACTTTGACGATGAATTAATCGAAATTAATGACGAAAATAATGTATCACTCACAAAAAAAGGCATTGAAGAACTCTCTAACCTTAAATACGAAGCCTTAGAAAGCTATTACAAACTTTCTAAAACCAATAATTTAAATGGTAGAAAAGGACTAACCTGGGATTAAGTTACGGCTAAAACAAATTTCTCTGCCTCCTTTGAAACTCCACACTACGCTGTTGCTGAATTACTTCAGCAACACGCCGTTGTGTTAAGCCAAACTTAATGGCTAAGTTTTCCATGTTATAGCCATTAAACTCTTGCCAAATTTGGATATCACGCAGTGCTGCTTTTAATCGTTGATCTGTTGGTATGTATACATCACGTCCACCAAAATAATGACCTATTGCCAAGGTGATAGCCTCACCTACTATGTGTGGATCATTAACTTTGGCTTTAGTCAGCTCAGCCTCTATGAGTAACGCTAGAGATTGTAAGTTGCTAGGCCAGCGCTTGCGAACGGCTGCGGCATCATCTGGTGATAGCTTAGTAAGGCAATTTTGCAGCTCTTCAACACTGCTACCAAATAGTTCTGTTTGCTGTTCTGTATGATTAGCCATTATTATCACCCTGTTGCTCTTTTAGTAATTCACGCTTGTGCCATTTTTTAAGCGACTCTAGTACCTGTATAGCTTGCTGCTGAGTTAAAAAATGGGTGTGGTAACTGACGTTCGCCCCAACTATTGCACGGTTTAGCATGCGGTCTACATAGGCATCTAAGGCGGTTTCTGAGCCATCGCGTACAAAACCCTGTTTGTGCATGGTGATCCAAATAGCGCGGATTTTGTTTATTTCGCCATGTTGCTTTGGTGATGATTTGGGGCTTAAACGGCGTTTAGCCTTGGCTTTAAACCCTGCTTTTTTAAAGTGCTCTAGCACTTGGTTTAGCTCGGGTAGGCTCATTTGGCTGCATGACGTTTTACCCGCAGAGCCTAGTAATGCGGCGCGGTAGGTGTCGTCGTCTAGCCCTAGTTGGCTTTTAGCTATGTGAATTAGCTGTATAAGTTTTTTCTTAGTCATGACGTTTAAACTCTTCTAACTGCTCGCGTAGACTTAAATAGCTTTGGCAAATGTCTGCGCCTTCTTGCTGTGTAAACACGCTGCTATCAATTGCAAAAGTGTGTGATAGCTCTAAAAACTTAACCAGCGCGGCCAGCTCTTTGAGTTGTAGGCTTGGCGTTACTTGTGTATTTGGGGTAGTCATAAAACCTCCTATGTTTGCTGTTTATCAAAGCTCTTGCTAATTGAAAAAGCTTTGATAAAAAGCCGCATCCATGCGCACTTTTTGGTTACTTAACTGGGTTGTGTTATGCCTTTTTGCACTGTTGGGTTGATGCCAACCAGCTGGCTTTGCACTACAAAAGTGATGTTTTGAAATACAAAGTTGATATTCACGGGCTCTTTGCTTTTCGCTACGAGGGTTACAAGGCTTTGTAAATCGCTATGTTCATTTACTTGAATTGTTGGTGTAACTTCCATGATGTTTCCCCTTTACAGCTTTGCTATATCAAGTAATATTGCGCGCTCTTGCTCGCCTACGCTTTCGTAAAAACGAATAAAGCGGGTTGAATCTATGACTTGGATTGCATCGGCTATGATGTCCATAGCACGCTGCCATTTACCGCTGTCGTCAGTGATTTTAAGGCGACGCAAGCCAAGTACTTTTTGCACGCTAACTTTGCCTTTTTTGTCGGTGGCAAAGGTTTGCTCAATAATGAGTTTTAGATTTTCGTTAGCGCCCTCGCTCCACTCGTTTAGGCACTCGTCTATTAACTCTTTTGCTACTAGTAGCTCTGGGCCAAGCTCGATGCTTTCTTGCACTTGCAGGGTGATTTTTTGCTTGTGATCAAAACTGCGTAGTGTGACATTGCCTTTTTTGCCGCCCATTTCTACTGCGTACTCTTGGGCTAGTAAGCCCATGAATGCGTCAAACTCGCTCATTTGCTGCTTTTTAAATTCAGCAAGGGCTTGGCTTTGCTCTTTAGCTTTGGCAATGGCTGACTGCACAAACTCATGGCGAATAATATCGGCTGGGCGAATGCCTTTAAGCGGCACTTGATGGCCTTTATGATTAACTAAAAAACCTTGTGGCATGATGGTTTATCCTTCTATAAACATGATGATTTGACCGTGTAGTTTTGCTGGGCGAACTTGGCGCGTTTGCCCGTTTTTGGTTTCGGTTATTACTGGTAAATGTGCTGGGGCTTTGCCTGCCACTTCGATGATGTGGCGGCTAAAGCCTTTATGTGAGCTGATAACTCGCAGCCCTCTTTTTTGCAGTTCTATTAATGTGTCGCGTAGTTCCATGGTTATTTACTCTCGCAAATTTTTGAGTGAGGGCAGCCATTACGACACGCCCGATAAAGTGCAACGCGAACATGATTGGTTGCTGCAAATTTTTTAGCCTGGTGCTCTAGGCATACGTTGATTGGGATCACATCAAGGATTGGGCAATCAACAGTGCTTGCCATAAAAACACCCTCGACACGTTGCTGAATGACTTTGGTGTTTGCCTTGTATTTACCGTTTATTACTTGGCTTACAGTTGCTTTACTCACCCCTAGTTTTTGAGCTACGAGGCGCATCCCTTGCGCTTTTGTTTCATCAGCAAGTACTTGCAACCAGTTAGTTGTAGTCATGCGCCTCTCCTAAGGTAACGGGAGCTATTTGCACTGCTTTGCGCTTTACTTCTTTGAACTTAACGAGCTTGTTTGTATTGGCATCAAACACGCCTTTAGTTTTGGGAATTGGCCGTTTAGGCCCGGTATTTTTGAGCATGCGGTAAATAGTTGTCTCCCCTGCTCGCTCTATTAATGAGCCTGAACGCGGAGCATTTTTTACAACAAATATGTACCCTACTTTTTTAAGTATTGAGATATATGAGCGAGCTGATGACAGCGACACATTAGCGGTACTTGCCACTTGTCCTGCATCAAATTCGTTTAGGATGCGCATTGATTGCCACATGCGTTGTCTCCCTGAATTTTTATTAGTTACACCACTATTTACTGGCTGTTCAAACGGGTTATATTTTGCGTTTAACATGCTGTATGTAACGTCCTCATGATCAACATGTTCAGCAATTGCGTTTTCTGCGACTAGACGCTTTGCAAAGGCCTTTAAGCTATCTAATGTGGTGTGTTCGATTGCGTCGCGCACTTGTTGCAATGAAAACCGTTTTAGGATTTTCATTGCTTGCCATGCGTCTTGTAATTTTTGGCGGCTCACTGATTTTCCCCTACGCTTTTTTAAGGAAAAATTCTTTTGAGCCCCACTGTTGTAGGTCGATACTTGTTAAGCCGTTAGCAAGTGCGAATGCCTCTATTTTTGATAGGCCTGTAATGATGCGACGCACTTCGCCGTCAGTATCACTAAGTAGCTGTTTGAGTAAATCATCTTGAATAGTTAGAACAGGCTCGATTACTGCGTTAACGATGATTTGTAAATCTTCAAATTGGGTTGGCTTAAACTCTAACCATTCTGAAATACGGTTATAGAATTGACGATGACGCTGTAATTTACGGCGAACTGATTCCATGCCAATTAATACTACTGGGCAGTAAGTTAGGTCGTGGATATCTCGCACGATTTCTAAGGTGTTTTTGTCGTTTAATAGGTAGTCGGCTTCATCAATAAATAGAGTGCGATTAGAGATAGCCATGTGTTCAATGATGTAATTAAGCATGGCCTCACGGGTATAAATATCAGGGCCGCTTAACTCTTTAACTATTTGGCGCAGTAACTGGGTTAAACTCATACCTGATGTAGCACGAATATAGATACCGTCGCAGCGGTTTACTAACCATGCAGTTGCGGTAGTTTTACCAAGACCTGGATCACCGTAAATTAAGCCTATGCCTGGCACGCCATGCGCGCGCTGAGTTAGTGCTTCAACCATCATTTGAGTGGCTACTACGTTACTTACGATCGCTATTTTAGTTTTCATGGTTAATTCCTTTACTGTTTTTGCAATTGAGTTAGTGCAGCTGGTGCTGCGTTCATTTCTGTTAATAGGTCATCTAGTCGTGCTGATAAGGCACGGTTTTGCAGCTCCCACGTATTCAGCCAAAGCGCATCTACATCACTTAATTGGTTGTTTAGTCGCTGCTTTTTGTGGTACATGGCTTTGTCTTGTGGGTTATTAAATAACGGTACTGGGTTGATATTTGCCGCCGCTGTTTCATCACTTAACTGCTTACGGCGTCTCTCAAACTCGCTTAGTTGTTCGTCGCTGTAGGTTGTGACAGGCTTGCTATCAAGTGCTTTAATTGCCGATTGAGTAATGACATTAGTGTGTTCAACACTTTGTTTAGGCAGTGTTGCTAATGCTTTATTTTGCTCGCTGTAATGGCTGAGTACTTCATTTGCTATATCTGATACATTTACTGATTTAGCGGTCTTTTTAAGCTCTTTTAGCTGGCGTGATGTTTCGGCTGCTTGGCTGCGTTTTGCGTGGTGCGCAACGTCTTGGCGTGTCATACCTGCGGACTGAATTTCGTGATCTACCGCGACACAAATAAACTCGTTATTCATGCGATTAAATACGTATATACGGCCTACGTTTTTAGGGTCCCATTTACATAGCACTTCGCTACCTACGATTGCGCCAAGCTCTGGGGCAATATAGAACCCGCCACTTAGCTTGATACCTTCTTTACCAACTGTGCGTAAACCACGGTTTGTAGGTACTGGCTGTAGCATTACATCAAGCAAACGCTCGTCTTTGATCACTTTGATTTGGTCGCGACTTGCTGCGAATAATTCGAATGGTGTCTTGTTGCCTATGTTGCTGTGTGGCTTGTGGTGATAACGGTTGTCGATCCAGTTATCTACGAACTCTTGCAGCTGCTGAGCGGTCATGTTGATATCAACTGCTGATTTATCGCCGCCCTGCTTTGCTAATAAGCGCTGGGCAAAGGTTTTGCGCGCTTCGATTGCTTGACGTTCTGAAACGTTATGACCTATATAGCCTGTTAGTAGCTCAGCTAAATCATGCGAAAACGTTTTGAAAAAGCGCTCAATATATGGCTTTTCTTCTCCGCTAAATGGGCGTGTTGTTTCGTGCTTTATGTCGAGTGCATCAAACACACTAGTAATTTGAATTGATGTGTAGTCTTTGCCGTTATCAGTACGAGCAATTTCAGGGATACCCCAATCAAGTATGGCTTTACGGATAACTAAACAAATACCGGTGCTGTCGCTGGTTGGGTGGATCACAACTTTAGAACGGCGAGTAAATACGTCGATAATGCCGATTAGCGAGTGACGGCCATCAACGAGCATTACGTCAGACGGGGTTGAATCGAACTCCCATAACTGATTAATACGTTTAATGTTTTCGTCCATTTTACCCATGGCGCTCATATACTTGTTTTTCCAAGCATCTGGGTTTGCCATTTTTGTGTAGAGCGCGCTGTTGTCGCGCTTCCAACGTGTTAGCCATTCACGGATTGTGGTCTCAGCTGGAATTGCTTTGCCCTGGCTGTAAAAACGGGCTATTAAACCTTCTTTTACTTGCGTGGCTTTTACGTGTGGGTATTGGTAAATCATAGCGATGCAAAAATCACTAAGCTCTGGATCAGAGTCGATGATTGATTTGCCTGAGCGCTTAATTTTTACAGCAAGTCCTGCTATGCCTTTTTGATCTACCGTTTTTTGCCAGCGCAATAAGGTAATACGCGAAACGGATGGGATTAAGCTTTTGTGCTCTGCTGGTATATCTAACAAGCCTTGGTTATAGCGCTCACTAAATAGATCAAACCCTAAAACTTTAGGTAGACTGTTCGCACTTACAAACTCTTTTGCTGCGTTTAATAAATAGATTTTCGCACTTGCTTTGGGTGGGATATTCTCAAGCCCTGCAAGTTGCTTTAAGTTTTGATGCTTAAGTTCTGTTGCTAGTTGTTGGTTTAAACGATCACTTTGCTCGTTCACAGCAAGGTATCCTTTGCCACTTTGAGCTGCTGGAGATTGATTATCTTGAATCATTGCTTGTTGCACTTGCACACAAACATGTGCAGGAAGTTCAACAAGTGCATACTTACGAACTTTTCCGCCTCGGCCTTTTACTTCTGTATAGGGCCATGCCTCAGCCTTAGCTTTTAATTGAATACTGCGCTTACTTACTAGCAAGAATGCAGCTATCTGGTGAGCTGTTAATAGTTCCATTATTCAACCCTCATTAATTTACGGCGGCCTGCTTTACGATTTGGTTTACCATCTACCCCATAGCGCTCAGGCCATATTTCAAAGGCACTGACGCCAATTACTTCGGCAATTATTTTTTCAACTACGGGGTAAGGCCGATGTAAAGCTGTTTGCACTGCGTTTGATGTATAGCCACGACTAAATGAAAGTTGACGACAAGACCAACCCTCAACTTCTAAGGCTGCCTTTATTTCTGTTACCGTCCAACCTGGACGATTTGCATGTTCCATTTTATGCACCCTTTCGTGTGTATTTTGTATTCATGCACACAAATATATACACACAAAGTTGTGCATACAAGCATTATTTGCACACAAGTGAGTGCATTGCAATTAAGGTATTGATTTATAGGTGAAATTAATTTTTTAGTTTTTTGCTTGGCTGGATCGCACTTCGCGCTTTGAAGTGCGAAGAGATCGCACTTCGAAGAAAAGCAGATTTTCAATTTTTATTTTGTATGCACTCGCTTGTGTGATTAAATACTGTCATGTCCACGATCATAACTATTGATAAAGTTAATGCCTGCATTCAATGAGTACTTAAAAACGTTAAGAGAACGTAAGTTCTTAGATATCGGAACAGTAGCCGAACGAACTGGCGTGCATAGAAACACTCAATCAAAATATGAGGATAGTCGCGATCCCCCTTTCGATTATTTAGTGGAGTTTTCAGCTTTAGTTGATGAGCCATTTCTCAATGTTTTATTAAAACGCCTGGATGATTCTAAAGCTTCACCAAATGCAATTGATCGTGCGTTAGACTCTTTAACACCAACGTCTGTGGCCCATACTCAGAGCCAGCTGAGTGATGAAAATCATACTGATAAGTTACAAGTTCAACTAAGCGAAGAGTCACATACGCTTATTCCAGCAGGTGCATTAGTTTCTATAGATACCAGTAATAAAACTATTGATGCTGATTCGATTTATGGGTTTTTAAATCCAATGAATGGTGGTTATTTTGCAGCCAAGTTAAAGCTTACCAATTCTAAGCTTCATTTGTTGTTTGATCACCCTACTCGTAAAGACTTGAGCTTTGCAATTGAAGGTGGTGAAACCGAATCTCATTACATTCTAAAAACACTCGGTTTATTAGGAAAAGTTGTAAAAGCTGAGCTTAGCTTTTAA